CAGTAGCACAGCATTTATAAGTAGAGAAAGAAAAATGTCTGAGCCAGATCCTTTTTTTATCTGGCTGATACGAAACAATTTTCCTTTTCTGCTCAAGCTATGCACGGATGAACTCAGCACATAATATTCAGACTATCAGTAGCCCGCTAATCGTTAACTTTAGCCCATTATTGATTGTTTTTTGCTCGTGAAATCTGCGCCAGATGGTTAAAGCGTTCTAATGCGCTCGGCTTTTTCGGCTCTATTATTGGGCGGAACAGTTCGCCATAAGCCGAGCTGCGGAACAGGCGGCCGGCGATCTTGGTCTGCGTGCCGCCAATCAGGCGCACGGCCAGCCCGCGGCTGATGGTTTCACCGCATAAATCCTTCACCTGGCCTATCACGTTATCGCACGCGGCCTCGATTTTGTCCGACCGCCTCAGCTGCAGATGCCGCTTTTCCGGCTCCTGCGCCCTGATCCGGCTCAGCAGCTGTCGCCTTTCTCGCCTGCTCATGCCGCCCAGGTCGATATTGTCGAAACTTTCCGGCGGATTTGAATCCTCAGATCTCAATCCCCCCGTACAGTTATTGACAGAACTCCGAGAGGACGCGGACGCGTCCTTAAATTCAAAACCCAAATCAACGGCACGTTTCGGCACAATCTTCCACTGTGCCAGACGAGTTAAGATCGGCGTATCTTCGCCAACTTCCGTTGCGTAAACGCCCTTGATACGCACAGTTTCCTCGCCGTACTCGTTCACGTCTTCGCTGGCCTGATACCAGGTGCGCACGGCCAGCTCGTCACGGCGTACGAACGGGCCACCCTGTGCGTTAACGTATCCTGCCCAGTCTCCCGCGTCGGCAGCGTCATGCGCGGCCGCAAACTCAATGCTCAGGCCGTGCGCGGTTTCGCTGTCAGCCATGCGGCGCAGCTCGCGGTAAACCGTGACCGGCGCGCCGCCCACAAACTGGAACTGGCGAATGTGCCAGCGCGCTGCCCAGGCGGAAACGGCGGAGGCGGTTTCCTTCAGGTCTTTGCCGCTTTCGTCGTCCGTCTCGCCGTCCAGCGCGTAGCCGTCAATATTCTTGGAAATGTACTTGGCTACGTAGCCCGTGGCGCTGCCTTTCTCCGGGTCGATAGCCTCGGCGTGAAAACGGGCCTTGCGGGCTTTGTCGGTCGTCAGCTCGCCGCTGTCTTCCTGCCAGGCGTAATCGCGCATAATCTCGCGCACGCGCTCAACCTGTTCAGGGCGCATGAACATCAGCATGTGCCAGTGCGGGGTCGCATCGTGATGAGGCTCGGCAACGCGGATCCCGAAGATGCGGATTTCTTCGCGGTGCAGCTTGGCGCGGATTTTCTGCCAGACGCTGCACAGATAGCGCTGGGTGTCTGCCGGGCTGGCTCCGTTCCACTTGCGGTTACGATGGCCGGTCTTGATAGTGGCGTGATAGCGGGCCGGGGCGGTCAGCGTGTAGAACTCGCCGATAAAGCCCATCTCGTTGCAGATGTTTTCGAAGCCGCGAATGCGGGTCATCAGCTCGCAGCGGCGAATCGCCGGGTTAGCTACGCTGCCGTCGTACTTCTCGATCAGGCTGATGCGGTTGCCTTTCTCGTCTTCCAGCTCCATGCCTTTCAGAAACTCACGGGTGCGGCGCTTCTGCTCGCGCCACTCGGAGACGGTCATGCTGCTGGCGTAGGGGGTATGTTTTTTGCTGACGTTAGCCAGGGCAATCTGCAGGTGTTCACGCCATGACGCGGCGACGCGGCGCAGGCGGCCCTTCCACCACTTTTCGGTCTGCATGCGCATGATCGCCGGGGTCACTTCCTCCGGGTCGAACAGACGGGACGTGACTTTTTCCCACAGCGGCGGCGTCTGGCTCAGCTCGCGGGTGATAGTGGCGGCGGTCATGTATACGCGGTGCGTGTATTTGTAATCCGACTCGTCGCTGGCCTGCGCGTGCGCCTGTACCAGCTCGGCGAGGATGAAATTCGCTACATCGCCGGCCAGCAGATCGACGTCGGCGCGCGCCATGTCGGGCAGGCGGTTAAAGCGGCGCATCAGCTCCCACAGTGTACCGCCTGCGCTGGCCGCTCCGGACTCTTTTGTGGCATTTCCGGCCAGCAGGTTAAACGTGCCGGTACTCATCTCACCGAGGCGGTACTGCTCACTGACGCATTCAACGCGTGGCAATGTGCGCTCAACAAAAGTCTTTGCTAAGTACGCATTGGCACGGGCTATGCCCTGGGTCTTTTCAAGTTCGCTGACGCGGCGCTTAACGTCGAGCTGGATCAGCGTCGGCTGCTTTTCCAGTAGCTCCTGCGCACGAGCTAAAGCCGCAATCATCTGACTGCGGCTGTGCATTTCCTCATAGGTGGGATACGGGCTGGCGATGGCTTCCCGTGGAGCGTTCCACGGGTAAGCGTATTCCTGAATCATTGAGCCGCCTGCATTTCGGCAGACCAGTCAGCACCTGCCGCCGGATCAACGCTGACAAAAACTGCGCTCTCCTGTGGACGGCGCACGGCGATAATTTCCGAGGCGCGCTTGCCCTCACCGGCGGCAACACCAACCGAGCGGGCTACGCTGATTTTGGTGATGTCGAAAGCGCGTAGGATGCTGCGGGTATAGAGGGTATCGCTGTTTGAAACGACAACCGGGCAGCGCTCAGATACGTCCATCAGCATGCTGACCAGATCGTGATGCTCATCTTTGTTAAATCCCGCCGAGTGATAGTCCGAAAACGTCCCGTCATACGGCGGATCGCAGTACACCACGTCGCCAGCTTTAGTCAGGCGCAGCGTCTCGCGAAAGTCGGCGCAGATAAACGTCGCACGCTGCGCCTTTTCCGCGAATGCCTCAATCTCAGCCAGCGGAAAATAGGGGTTTGCATAATTGCCGAAAGGGATATTGAACTCGCCGCGACGGTTGTAACGGCACAGGCCGCGATAGCCGTTGCGGTTCAGGTACAGGAAGTGCGCGGCGCGCTCCAGCAGGGGCAGCGCCGGGTTATGATTAAACGCCTCGCGGACAGCGTAATAGTTTTCCCCGGTCTGGTTCTGATTGAACAGGCTGGCCGCCACAACGATGAAGGGGCGGGCGTGCTCCTTTATCTGGCGATACAGGTTGATCAGGTCAGGGTTAATATCCGCAACCAGATAGGCAGGATAATCGGTGCTCATCATCACCGCGCAGGAACCGGCGAATGGCTCGACCAGGCGATCACCTGCTGGCAGGTGCGCCAGCAGCTTCGGCATTACGCGGGACTTGCTGCCCGCCCATTTCAGGATGGTGCTCATACGGCACCGCCTTTTGAAACTTTCGCGTACCGTTCGGCCATGTCCTGACAGCTGACACAGCGGGTCACGCCACGCACGGCACGGCGGCGCTGTTCCGGGATGGGGGCGTCGCAGTCTTCGCAGAAAGAAGACGCCACGCTGACCGGGCGGTTAACCACGCTGGCGATGTTGCGCGCCAGCAGCTCGTCGGCGCGCGCCTGCGCCATGTCCATTGAATCGGCCATTAGTGCAGCTCCTGTGATTCGTTCTGATAACGCTCTGCCTCGCGGTGGATCAGGTCGGCAGCTTCGATACCGGAAAGCCCTCGCTGATGAACGTGCACGGCTAGCTCAACAAGGCGCTCAGACACAGCCAGCGCACGGTCTTTGCGCTCCTCAATGCGCGCCTTAGTGATGACTGCGGCCAGCGCCTCGGTATCAGCGTCAAAATTAAATTTCTCGATATTTCGCATTTCACTTTTTCCTGAATTTGGGCAAAAGAATGCCCGGCGGGTTTACGCCATTTATTTGCCTGGGGTTATTTAATTAGGCAGAGCCATTCGCTTCGGAAATAAACTCACGACTGCTTTTAGATGATTCATTGCACGAATAAGCGCCGCTCTTTCATCAGTAGTCAGTTCACTAAATTCAGCCTTGTGCCTGTCCTTACCGATGCCAGCCAGGAAGAGAATCGCGCTCAGCGCGCGCTTGTTGTCCTGGTAATTACGGTCTTCAACATCGCGCATTTCAGAGAAAAAACGAGCCATATCTTTTTCACAGTTGCCGCCCATCAGCTGCGCGCGGATTAAGGCAACGTGATTCAGCGCCGAAACCCGTTGGCCGGCAGTAAGCTCGACCAGCATTGAATCGCCCTCGATAGCCATGCTTTACCCCTTTGCTCTTTTACCTGTACCTGCTGGCTCAGTACCGGATGCCAGCGCTTGCCGTTCTCGCCCATAATCCAGCCATGTCCGTATGACATTGACGGACTCTGATGCTTGAGGCGTGCCGCAAATGAAATCATCGTGCGCCCTCAGCTGATGCCAATCGAAGCACCCAGCCCGCTGATAGCGTCAACGGTTGAGGCTAAAGTCGGGTTAGAGTGAACGCGATTCTGCACGGCCAGCGCGGCCAGCATCATGCAGCGGATCCCGGTATTGGCAGCTTCCAGAATGCCGCGGCGGCAGGTTGCCGTAATACGCTCCGGGTTCGCGGCGTTAGCGGCCATATGCCCGACTTCGGCGGTCGCCTTCAGCACGTACGTCGGAAACTTCTCTTTTGCCAGCTCGTTAACCGGTACGCACGGCAGACACTGCAGCTGCGCCAGCATGCCGTCCATCAGCGTGGCGTCTTCAGTCAGATCGGTAAGCAACAGCACTTCAGGAACGGTCAGCTGATGCATTTGATCCGGGTTCAGCTTGTTGCGCAGGGTCTGCACTTTCATACCTGCCCGCAGCGCCAGCTCCGTCATGTTGTGCGTCAGCGCAAACTTGCGGCAGGCGTCGTCATATTCGTTATGGGTGGAAGTCTTAAAATCAAACATGGTCATTCCTTTGCTCAACTTAAATAATTAAGTTATTACGCAGCAACGTATCTGCAATTGACACCTTGAGCGAGCAAACGCGCGCGGAAGGCAACCATGTTGATTCGCGCAGCGCCACCGTCTTTTTTACGTGGCATAACAAGGAGATCGCCATCTGCAACCATTTGTTTTACGGTGCGAAGGCTGTAACCATAGGCCTGCGCGAACTGTTCATAGGTCATTAGATCGGGACCGCTTGGTATTGTAATTTGAGGGGTCATAAGAGATTATCTCCGGTTGTAGTGATTCTAGTGCATTGGCGTGCAGTCAAACTAACGAAATGGATAATATTATCCAAATGGATATGTGTAAAGTGATCATAACGGATTATTTGAAGGGCTTATGAGCGATTCCAACAAAGATACGAAGGCTATACTAGAAAGAATCCTTAGATCTTATGGCGTTAGCTCACGTCCTGAGCTGGCCGAACTCTTGAGAATTCCTTTACCTACAATCCAGAATTGGGTGTCTCGGCAAAGCCTTCCTGGTGATTACATCATCCAGTGCTCCCTGGATACAGGGGCTGACCTTAGGTGGTTGATGGAAGGTGAGCTTGCAAATGTAAGTTCAGATGGGGAGAGGCACCCACGCTTATCAGGTAAAAAGCTTCACGAACATATGCTGGCAAGTGGAGGAAAGACTGTACTCCAGCGCGTTTTGCATGCTTATGGCTTCACAATGCAAA